CTTCTGCCTCTGGAGCGACATCTACTGATTCAACGTTTACGTTTTCATCGGTCATGTTATCATTCTCCTTTTTAATAGTCTTAGAAGTATTAATGCCTTTAGCACTATCTACTAAGAACTTTACCATGTCGAGTTTGTCAGCATCTGACTTCTCGACAAAACCTATGTTTTGCATTTGTGCTCCAGTGACTGGGCTTAATGCCGTTTCTTCTTCTGAGATTGTTACCAATCCAGATTCTTTGTCCCAGAATACATTTTCTAGAACTGCTTCTGTACCCTCGCCAGTAATGGTGTCAACACCATCTACCTTTTCAACTGATAGGATGTTTGCAAACTGATTTGCAGGACTATCAACAAGGGATAACTCAACCAAGTCATAATCCTTAATAATTCTAATAGCGGAATCGCTCTTCTCGTCATAACCATCATCCCACTTGTTCATCTTACCACCAATAGAAAATCCTGTGTAAGTTCCATCTAGAACTTTCTCCCATGCATCCTGAGCACCTTTTGAAACGTATGCTGATACATAAATCCCTTGGTAAAACTTTTTTGTCTCTGGGTCGAAATACTTGTCTTCTTTAAATGCTACCATCTTACCTACCGCTTTTGGCTGGTGCATCTCACGGATGTTGCCACGGAATTTTGAAAAGGCTGATAGAGATGCTTCTGGAGTAACGATATCGTTCTGCTTGTCAATGTTATCAAGCGTGGCAAATCCAGATACAATTCTACGTTCTGTATCTACCTTTGTGAGAGGCATAGAAATACGGACATTATTTCCGTCAATGTCAAAATGTGCCTTCTGAATACTCATACTACTAATTATAGCCCCTTTTTATGAAAGTGTTATAGAAATGTTATTATACCACTTTTTTAAGAGGAGCGTCTCCCTTCGCCTTTAGGATTTCTACCAGCAGTAGTTGCAGTATTATCTGCTTGAGCCTGTTGGCGTTGAGCATCACGTTCTCTATTACCTGCATTGTTTGCAGTTGAGTCTGCTGCCTGACGAGCAGTGGGCTGAATCATTGAATCACTCTCTTCACGCTCTGGAAGATTAAGTAATTCACGAGCCTCGTTAGGAACCATAATCTGGTTCTTAACATAGTTGGTAAGAATCTGTGATTGAGCCAATTCATCAGTAAGAGTGAGTTCATTGAACTTAAATTCTAGAATATCTGTCTTTTCACGAATAATCTTATTAAGAATCTTTTCAAGATTACGTTGTGCTGGTCTAGCAACTTGTTCTTTAAATGTACGGTCTTGTGCTAGTGAGTCTGCAATTGTTGATGAACTGCTACCGCCAAGTTTAGACAGTGGGACTTGATGAGCAACCAAAATATCATCACGATTCTGTTCACGGTATTTTGTAAATGAGCCCTCTTGAACTCCAGCCTCGATAGGCTCCATCTTGAACTCAACCTTGTTGTTTTCAGTATCTCCTGGAAGTGGAATGTAAAGAGTTCTGTGAGACTGTCCTTTAAGACCTGTCTGCAAGAAACGGAATAGTTTGTCTTCTGCTTCCTGTGTAAGTTGTGCACCCTTAAGAGTTACAATATAACGTGGAACAGCCTTGTTATTGAAGTAGTCAATATTGTATTGTGTGGCAAGCATATCACCTAGCAATGCTGGCATAGCAGCAATTACATCTGGAACACCATAAAAAGTATTTAGTGGAGAATATTCCTTAATGTGAATAATCTCGTTTGGTCTTTGGTCATCTGTAATATAGTTAACATTTTTTGCACCAAAGTTACGGAAATAAACTACCTTGTTAGCAATGATTTGAACATAGCCATCACGGAGTCTGCGTACACGCATTGTAGATGCAGGAATATGACCAATGTAACCAATTTCTCCTGTAACTGTTCTACCAACTTCAATGTATCCGTTGCCCATTGTGTGAACATCTGTAAATACTTTTTCAAGAACAGATGAGAATGATTCGTCCTGGTTTAGGCTTTCTAGCCAATCTTTTAGTTGCACCTTAAGTCTTTCAATACGTTTGCGAGCACGAGCCATTTGTTCTGCTGATGCTGCTTCTAGTTTTAGATTAGTTTTATCAGAAACAATAAAGTCATAGCCAAGACCAACGGTATTTTCAACCTTAGCATCAATAGCAGCGTGATTAGCAAATGAGGTATCATAATAGTTTGCTAATTCATATAGATTGTATGGTGGGGTAATGACATCAAACAATGCGTATGCATTACGGAATACTACACCAGGATTAATGGCATTTGAACGTGCTTCTCCAATACCCATCTGAATTGCACCAGCAGATTCTAGATATGCATCGTCCCCCAGAGCCTTAGCCATTCTAGAACTTCTACGCTTAAAGTTTGTTTGCATTCCAGAAAATGATTTAATTTCATCCCATGACTTAATGAATGGGTCATGGTCAGCAAACTCGTTTTTTAGTACTTGTGCTTCATCTAGGCGAGCAGGAGTATTAGCATATTCATAATAACTCACTAGTCATCACTTCCAAATTGGTCAAATGTTTTCTTTGCATCTATTAGTGCACCCAGGTCAGTTTCTGAAGGAATGTATCCCTGAGCCATGCGGTCAATCTGTTCACTATACTCTTCATCTGATACCTTGCGAACATTTGCGTAAAACAATGGCTGACCATCTGGAAATCCTAACCATCTTGCTTCATTGCGAAGTAGTGTAATTCTTGACTCGTCACCACGCATTGAGTCAATACTGAGGGCATTTCCTTGGTCATCTGTCAAAACTTTACCAGAACGTAACTGCCAAACATAAATACCATAATCTGAAAATGGCTCTTCTATAACAGAAATTTTTGTTTTGCCAATTTGGTTGGGCATGACTTGACCAATATCTTTATTAACATCTATATTCATAACCACTAGTATACCATATTATAGTGGAGAGTATGTTAGAGTCTGCGTAACATTGGCATCATATATCATGTGGGATTCATCTATGACCGACAAATCTACATTTTGAGGAGTATCATTAATAATAATATTATTACCAATAAAAATCTTATATAGATTGTTCATGTCTATTGCTGCAGTTGTTATTGAACTATTAGGTATTGCAACTTCTTTCCATGTGTTTGATGTCCAAGTATTCCAGGTATTGCTTGTACCAGATATAGAAGTTTCTACCTGTCCCCAAGGTCTATATGGACTACTTTGGGTGTATCTAACGTTTGCCAACTGATAAAAGGACATATTATCAAATGACATTGGACCAGTAAAATCAAGGTATCCATCAGTATATGAACTAAAATCTAATTTATCGATAAAGGCTATGCCTAAAACAGTCCATTCATTTGCATTTATTACTGGATTTGATGTGCTCTGTCCATTAATGTAGAAGTATATAAATCTTGTATCTATATCTGATGAGTCTGTTTGAACAGATATGATTCCCTGTGTATTGTCTACCCCAGGATTTGTAGATTGTATATAAAAAGTATAAGTTCTTGTTTTATCTTTAATTTTAAAAATTTCTTGGGCTGTTTCTGGAAAGTATGACTTTGTTATTGTTGAGCCTACTCTTGTTGCAAGACCTTCATAATACATAAATAATTGCAAATTGCTTATATTAAATTTTGATTCATTATTTTTATTTATTTTATATCGCATTCCACGAGATTCTCCAACTACATAATCTCCAACCAATCTAATTCCAGACTGTCTAGATAACTGAAGATATTGTTCAGGGGTATTTGTATTAATAATAAAAGGATTCTTAGTCTTGTAGTTATATCCACCTGCAACAGTATATGTATATGGAATTAGTTCTCCATTAGATACCTGTACTGGATTGCTTACTGTAGGGTCATTACTTAAAGTTTTTGACAAAAATTGTAAAGATTTTATTTCTAAATCATTATTTAAAGTATCTAACATCGAAAGTTCTAAAGTTATCATAATATAGTATCTAGATATATCAATAGTGTCAGGCATATAAATAATAAAATCATCAACAACTTCGTACTTTGTTGTTTGCCAATTATCTCCAGAACCTGGTTTTAAAACACGATTTATGTTTGGTCCAATTTGTGTTGTAAATTTTGAGTCTGGTTCATATGTTGATACACCGTCTTCAAAAGTAATGTATGTTTTTAAATAAGGTTTAGATGTTATTGTGTCAAAAATCCAGTTTCCAGATACCTGAGTTTTTGTTGTAGGAGCAGCATAATCAATGTTAAATTGAATAAAGTCTATAGAGTATGTTTTAACTCCAGATGCGTCTGTTGTGTATGCTGCTAATGACTGTAGTGGTATGTGATTTTTCCAATATCCGCTTGTTCCAACAGTAAAATAATATTTTGAAAAAACTGAATTATAAAACAGGTTTAGGTCATAACTTCCAAGAATATTCATTAGATTAGTTAATCCTGAATCATATGCAAATGTTCCAGTAGAAGTAACTAATGAGTTTGCACCAGATGTTCTTTGTGCTAAATTAAATGAATTTAAAAATTTAACTGAGTTTATTGTTCCTGTAAATGTTTTATTTGATGCTGGAGTTAATGTTTCTTCACCTGCAACATAAACAGATAAATTAGAGTTATTGCTAAAAAATGTTTTCATTTTAGGATAATTAGAAACAAATTTATCTATGTCAATACCGATTAAAAAGTTAAGACCAGATACTGCTTCATCTTTTAATGTTACCTCAGCGTTTATACCAGATTTAAATTTATAATAAATTTTAGATGAATCCATTGATATTTTGAAATATGCTTTTGTTTCTTTATTAATAATTTTAAAAACTGTTTGTTCTGAACTTGGTAATGATGAAAAAGTTGAATCTAAATAAAACGCTTTCACTTTATCATTTTTTAAAATATTTAATGAATCAAATTCTATGTTTGCTTCTGCAGATGCCCAAGTTGATGTTTTAAATTTAAAAGTTCCTGCGGTTTCTAAAATTGTTTGAGAACCAGTTGTATCACTAAAATTAAATGTTGGAAGATTATATTTATGTGGTGAGATTGATACAGAGTTATCTATATAATAATGATTACTAAACCCAGACTTCCAAGCCTGACCACTTAAATAATTTGGGAATTTAATTGTATTTGAATAGTTTGCAGACTTATAATTAATTTTAAAATAACCTCCAGCATATCTTCCAATAAGTTTATCTGGATATGCAGTATTTAGAGCATTATTGTAGTTAAGTTTTATTTGAGTTGTATCTAAAACATAGTTATACAATGCTGCTGAATCAAACAAGGCATTAGATAACATAATATAATTTTTGCTTGTTTGTTTTAATTTTGCTATATCTGTTTCGGTTAATTGAATCTCTATCAATGTTTCTGTATTTACGGTTAAGGAGACTAAATTATTTGAATACGACAATTGAATAAGCATTGGTTTATTAAAATCTTTAATATAGTGTGTTGCAAATTTATCTCCAATTCTTAGAATAAAAGATGTTTCATTAAAATAAAGACCATTGCTATCATCCGTATCTGTTGCATAATCAATAAAACATCCAATTAATTTTCTAGTTCCCGATGCATATGGGTCTGATACTTTCAACCAGGTTTCAAATGTGTATGTATTATATTTTCCTGTTGAATTTAAAAAACCAAAAGATGGAAGGATTATAGAATCAATGCTTTTAGCAAGGGTAGAGTTATAAGAACCAAAAATTATTGGAGATGAGGTATTTGAAACATTTGCAGAAACATAATAGCCTACTTGACCAGTATAGTTATATGTATTTGCCTCATATGCATTTACAGTAGATGTTGAATATAGCCCTATTCCAGAAGAACCAATATTTTTTGTTGTTCCTGATAAAGTTTCATCAAGCGTCCACAGGGCAATGGGATGTTGTCCTAAAATAGAGTTTGCATAGATATTTGATGTTACTGGCATATCTACTATTCTACCACATAAGAAAATACCCTGCCAAGTTAATGACAGGGTATCTTACTTATTTAGTTTTTATCTGGAATTTTGATTTCACAGTAATCGGTGGTGCAATAGGCTTCGCCTTGTGCTTCCAGATTGTCTACTCCATCATAGATAGCAGAGAAATCAATCTTTGCCAATCTACCAATGTAGTAGTCATATTCATCTTCTGTAATTTCTGTATATGGCTGTTGTGGATAGACATCATTACCCATTGATAGGAACGATACCGCCTTCAACTGACCCTCATACATATTTAAAACAGATGTGATGTGTTGTGTTTCCTTTTCCTTGTCAAATGACAGGGTTACGGAAACTCCGTTGTCTGACCAATACTTCTGGGCAGTAGCAGCAAGTGCTGTCTTCTCAAATAGAGTGACATCTTTTTCTGCTCTCTTGTGTCCAGATGCAATTGGGAAATAGACTACGGAAGTATTTGCTGATACAAGGTCTGCTTCAATCTTATACCCTGCTGCTTTAAACAAGTGTAGCATTGGGTCTTGGTTGCTAAAGCGGATTGCTCTTAGATAGAACTTTCCACCTGGACCCCAGTGAACACCAGGGGTAGCACCAGAAAGAATTGACACAGAACCAGATGGCTTAACTGTAGTTACACGAATTGATTCACGAACACATAGCCACTCTGAATACTTGTTGTCATAGTAGCGAATCTTGTTATAGCCTTCATCCATCCAATTACGGACAGTTGGAAGACCATGCTCATCAGCAAATGATGCGATACCAGTTAGAGATGTTCCGATTCTACGGTTTCTCTGCATGATACCGTTGGTCTGTTGCCAGTGTGTAGGAAGAAGTGTTACAGTCTTACCATACAGATAGGCAAATTTCAATGTACGCAAAAAGTCTTCCTTTGAATCGTGACGATTTAGGTGAACTTCTACAAGTGTACATAGTTCATATGATTCCAATGGCTGTTCTGCACATGGATTGAATCCCATAACACGGAAATCCTTTCCATCTGGAGCATCAGCCAAACGACCATAGTTTCTAGCAACATCTAGCCAGATAAAGCCTGGCTCACCATTGTCAGCAATTCGGTCAACATATTTTGAGTAATCCATGCCAACAGTTGCAGAAACTGAATTATTTGACATCCAAGCCCATCCTGGATTCTCTGGGTCATAAGAATTACGCTCAGGGAATACTTCTGGATTCTTTAGGTTTAGGAAGTCATCATCTCCTTCTGACCCCAAAGCAAGGGTAGCAGAACGTCTGACGTTACCAGATACTACACAAGTACCAATAAGGTTAACCAAGTCAACAATGGCACGAGCGTCTAGTGTTTCCCCTGCTCTAGAACCTAGAACATGAGAAATTCTTTCATGTAGTTTGATTAGTGGTGCTGGTCCTGACGCTACCCCACCAAATCCCTTGATAGGTGCACCTTCTGGGCGAACTTCAGAATAGTCAAACTTTTGAATGCTCTGACCTGCACGAAGATATGAATTTACTAGCAAACGAGTTGATTCTACCCATCCTTCACGAGTATCTGGAATAACATAAGTAACTTCTGGTTCTGATGGTGCATAGATAGCAAAGTTCTTATCTTTTCCAAGGGTATCAAAGCCAACTCCAATGCCCAGCATAAGAGCATCCATTACCCAAGCAAACAACTGACCTGGGTCATTTTTGTCTAGGTCTTTTGTAGATACCATAGCACAATTCTGCAAAGCAGCAGAGTTACGCTTTTCCATTGTAAGTGGGGTACCAAATGTCCACATTCCACGACCTGGAGGTGTCCATTTTAAATTAAACATACGGTCAAACGCTTCTTGAGCAGACTTCTGTGCCTTATAGTCATTCCATGGGAGACGATTCTCCTTTGCATGATTTTTCTGGACAGAATACATACCTTCGATAACTCTGCGTACGACTTCGTACCAGCGTTCTTTGGTTCCGTCTTCTTTGACTCGTGAGTAAGTGCGAACAAAGGTAATTTCACCTAGTGCGTTGCCACCTGCATCCACGAATCCAAAGGGTGATTCCAACGTTTTATACTTTTCTACAAAATCTGTTGGTAGGGTAAAAGAAAAAAATTCCGACATAGTGTTTCCACCTTTCCATAACTGTGATGTATCAAGTATAACACAGTTTTAGAAAATAGCAAACACTATATCGAAATTTAATAAATTATTCTGGAACTACTTCAGACTTTGGAAGTGATTCAAGTTCTGCAAGATAGACCTCAATTGCAACTGAAAGAAGATTAGCGTTCTTCTCTGCTTCTGCAAGACTAGATGCTGTTTCTTCTGCATTTTCTGGTGTAGCATTCTTCTCAATAATTACCTTATTAAGTTCGTGCTGGTATCCCTGAACAGCAAATTGCTGTACCTGTTGATTAAGGACACCTCGTAGTTGGTCTGTTGTTAGAACAGATTTAAAATCAAATGACATGATTTCCTTTCGATTAGTTTATATAAATTATAGCACAAATATGTACTTTTAGGTTAATTAGTGGTATAATTGATATGAACACCCTTCAAAAAGGTGTTTTTCCATTAAGGAGGAAAATATGAATAATTTAAAAATCAAAAGATTACTCGCCACAGGAATTTTAAGTTTGACTCTGACTGGTTGCGTTACCCCTCAAGCCAGTGCTGCTGAAATGCCTAATAACAATGTTGTTACAAAGCAACATGATTTTACAACTGATTTAGTTCACACTGCTAAATTAAATAATAACACTTACAAAATGAAAGAAACCATTATGAAGATATTTCATCGTGTAAATAAAACTCCATATGTTTTTTCTGGTTCTAGTATATATGGCTGGGATTGTTCTGGAATGGTTGTTTGGACCTATAAACAATTTGGAATTGAACTTCCACATTCCGCCAATAAACAAGCACATGTGGGCAAAAGAGTTTCTAATCCAAAACTAGGAGACATTGTTGTATTTGCTTATAATGGTTCTACTAATTTCTACCACTCTGGTATTTATATTGGCAAGGGTAAAATAGTAAACTCTAATAGTTACTATGGAACTACAGTTATTGAATATTTATCTGATTATAGTAATAGTCAAATAAGATTTGTAAGGGTTGTTTCTACTCTTTAATAAGACGGATACCATTTAGTAGTTGTAACATCATATGTCATAATTAATGCTCTGCTTACGACAGCAGTTGATGCTAATGCAATATTTCCAGCAGCAGTTGTTGTCCATAGACCTGTTGGAATAATAGTAATCTGTCCTCCAGTAGTTGAAATTGGGGATGGTGCTGTAATGTTTACAATTGGAGTTGTTCCAGAAACAAAAATAATTTGTGTAGTTGGAGCAATAGTTGTAGCACTTGCAATAGTTGGTGCAGCAGCATTAGTTGAAACTAAGCCATTTACCTTAACTCCACCATTCAATGTTATTGTGGAAGTTGAAACGCT